CTGGTCTTGCCAGCAATTTCCAAACCTTCAATGTCTAGATTCTTTTGGTATTCTGCCAACCTAATGCGTTCTTGGGCTGGCTCTAGCTGCCCCTCTTCAATTGTAAAAATTTCATCTTGCTTGTTTTTGATTGCAGACTCAATCTCTTCTCTGGATTGACCAGAAGCAGACCTAAGCCTTGCAATTTCTGCAGCCTGCTGCTTTTCTAGCATCTCTCTTTCGGTTTGTGCACGATTTTCTGCTTCCGTAGCCCTAAGCTGTTGCTGTGCTCTAGCCGCTGCTGCAATGTCACCACGAGAAAGTGCATCTGCAATGTCTAGCTCTGCAGATCTAATTCTAGAAATACGCTCATTAGCTGCGGCCACCTGCTCTAATGCTTCATACCTATCATTGTACTTGTCGTTAATAACCTCTTCTTGGTCTTGAATGCCTTTGAGCTGTGCCTGATAGTCATCAATTTCATACTGAATTGCTGCAATTTGTTGCTGTGCTTGGCTAACAATGTCTGAGTCTCCACTAGTTGCTGCCTTAAAATCAAGTTCTATTTCAGTTGCTTGCCTATTAAACTGAGTCTGAATGTCTCCCATTAGGCTATCGAATAGGCCCTTCTTTCCTTCTTCAGTTGATACTGAAATCTGCAGCTCTAGATCAGCAGCTGCCTTAGCTTGCTGAAGTGCCCTGGAAAGCTCTGTTGGGCTAATTGATGGATTTAGGTATAGCTTTGTCAGATTAGGGTCATTCATAATCGCACTAATTTGCTCATCGCTATACTTGCCCTGCTCAGAGGCTAGCTTTCTAATTGCTCTTGCACGCTCCATAAACTGATCATTGGTTCTCTTTAAAGCTTCAGCAGCTTGCTTTTCTTCAGACAGCCTGTCTGACTTTTCCTGTAGCCTATTGAGACGCTCAATAATGTCAATAATTTCTTCGACTTCTTCTTTGGTCGCTGCCATTGCAATAGCCGTAGCAATTGCCTGATCCTGAACTAGTTCGTAGGCATCCACAAATGATAGCCCAGCTGCAGTAAGCATTTGCATTGCAGTAAACTGATTCTTAGTATTTTCAATAAATGCTTGCTGAGAATTGATGTATTCTCCAATAGCAACCTTGTTCATAGCTAGACCAAGATTATTTAGCTTTTCAGTTACCCCGACAATGTTGCCATTCTTATCAAATACAAATAGCTCATCCTTGCGTTCTGCATATTCATCTGGATCCATTCCGACAATACGCTCAATTAGGTTTTCGCCAACGCCGATGGATCGCATTTGATTAGCCAAACCACTAAATCCATTAATGCCAGAGTCTAGGAATTCTTTGATTGACTGGTTCATTCCGTCCCAGCCCTTACGCATACTGATAGTAGCCTGTCTTACATCCCTTATCTTTTTAAGAAGGCTATCTAGCTGTGGAGCAGCACCAGCACCAGTTCCCTCTCCCTCTCCCTCTCCTGAGGGGTCATTGGTATCTGTGGTTACTGGCATAGTTTGACCAAGGTTCCAGACTGCAGCTGCTGTACCATACTTAGACATATCAGCTGATGACGGGGCATTTGTAGTAACAGTTCTACCCCTACGACTTCTAGAACGCGTGCCAGTCATAGCGATTCCCTGATCTGCCATATATGCTCGAACTAGGTCTGGGTCCGCTTGTGATGTTCTAGTAATAAAGTCAATTACAAACTGCCTGCTAACATTATCTGTTAGGTTTAGGTCTTCCCAATTATCTAGTAGCTTGGTAAGGTTTGCGTCGCCTGCAGCAGTTTCAATAAATGCTTCTTTGGTAATTACGTCTGGCAAGCCTTGGTATTTTCCAATAATTTCAGCAACCTCTTGTAGCTGCTCTTCACCATTAGTTGATAGGTCAAACTCAAATCCGTACCTTGTTCCTAGGCTTGAAATAACACCAAGAGCTTCAAGCATGTTGTCAAATTCACCCCCAGAGTTTACAACAAAATCAAACATTACTGGGAATGCATTGTTAGATACGTTATTCTGAGTTAGCAGTGTCATTAGCTGATTGGTCTGGGCACTGCCCTGAGTTTTCATTGATGTTTCAAATGAGACCTGGAACGACTCGTTATTTTCCCCCACCTCAATCAACTTAAGAACAGAGATTGGACTTAGCTCTCCAGTAGCCATCTGAAGAGACAGTGTCATAGCAAAATCTTGATTATCTACTTCAGCAAGCTGCTTAAGTGCTTCTTCTGAGAATACCTTCATTGGTCCTTCAGAATATCTCTGCCTAATGGACTCTGCCATAGCGTCTTGATACAACCCAATGTCATCAAATGCCTTGGCCTGCTCAAGTATTTGTGCAGTTGTCTCTGCGTTTGCCTCATTAATTTCTTGAATAGCCGTTCTACGTTCTGCCTGTAACCTGTTAATTTCTTCTTCTGTAGTGGCCTGAGCTACTAGCATGTCATATCTTTGATTAACTGAGTCTAGAAGCATTTGGTTTTGTGAAAGCTGTTCTACCCCAAGCTGCACAGCAGCTGCAGTAACCTCTTTGTTTTCTTTAGTTCTGTTAAAGAACTCAATCGGCACGGCAAACATGTTGACAAAAGGCAAATTCTGCCAGCCGCCAACCTTTTCGGAGTTATCTGAAATAACAGACAAAGCATTTTCAAATATATCTACTTGCTCTTGTATAGAATCTTCTTTAATCCTAATTGCAACCTCTAGCGGATTTTGAGTTAAATCATTTCCATCTACGCCAAGCAATTCTGTGAGCTTTCCAGAAATATTTGTCGACAAGGTATAATCACCAAGCTCTGTACCAAGAGCAACGGCAATTGATCGTGCTTGATCAACTGACACAGCACCTTGAGTGATAGCCATAGCAAGCTGGCGGCCCATATTTTCGCCAACCTGTTCTACTGAAGAGCCGCTCGTAAACTGTTTTTCAATATCGGCAAGCATTGCCTTGCCCTGCTCAGAATCTTGCACAAATCCAAGACCAAATGAGTTAAACTCTGGACCAGAAGCTGTGAGCTGAGCCTGCTGTTGCTGTTGTCTAAGCTCGGTAGCACTGACAGTTCCAGTTACTTCAGAGATGCTCTTTAGTTTGTCTGCTGTCATAGACAATGCTTGGCCAGCATCAATTCCTGATTTTGTAGCATCCTTTAGTTTTTTATGCAACATAAAAATGCCAACACCAAGGGCTGCCACGGCTGCGATTGCAAGAACAATTGGATTCTTAAGAAGTGGCAAAATTGTTGGCAGCATCATCAAAGGCAAGATCAGCTGTTGTGCAACCTCTCCAACCTTTCCAGGAGCAAAAGATGCAGCCATCGCACCTACAGAAGCTATAGCTGCCATACCACCAAGTCCTAGTCTGGACTTAGCAGCTGCACCAGCGGCATCGGGCTTAGCGGCTGGGGAAGCTGGAGCTGAAGCTTTGTTTGCTGCCCTAGTCTGAGCTGCCTTTTGTGCTGCCTCTGATCTTTTAACTGCGGCAGTACCCTTTTCGTTAGTGATTCTCTTGCCATCTTGGTAGAAGCGAACATTGCCATTCTTATCAACTGTAGACACTACCTGCCCAGGTTTTTTAGCTGCAACGGCATTGGTAGCTTTTTCGACAGCCTTAGCGTTCTTTGTTTTGGCAGCTGTCTCTTTCTTAGTTGCTGCAGCTGCCTTCTTAGTTTCCTTAGCAGCCTTATCTGTTTCTTTAACTAATGTCCCGCCAGACTTTGCAATCTTTGCCTGAACTTCTGCAACGCTTGAACCACGCTTTACGGTAACAGAACGCTTGTTGCCTTCTGTATCTTTATAAGTTACCCTATCAACACCGCTTTTAAGTCTAGCTTTTGCATCAGATGCCTCTTTTGAAAGATTAGAAACTTTAGATAGGTCTAGTTGCTTTGATCCAGTCATGTGGCTCAAATGCTGACCAACAAATGCTTGAGCCTTTCCACCTAGAGCAGTTATTGCAGAAGTATAGTTTCTTCTATAGCCTGGGACACCAGCCCTGACCTGCCCCCTGCCCTGCAGATCTAGCTTGCCGTTTGACCTTATTCTCTTATTTGTGGGGTCTTGGAACATTGTTTGCTGAGTAAGAACACCGCGGCCAGCTTTTTGGAATTCTTTGCTATACCCACCAGTCTTTAGCTCCTTATCAATTGCAGCTGTAGCAATTTTTTGGAATTGGGGATCTGCAATCTTTCCAGATTTTGGCAAAGCCTGAGCAATGCCCTTATTAACATTATTAGCGAACTTCTTGAACTCTGGGTTATTTTGAATTTGCTGTGCAATTTGTTTAGAGTTAGAGGTCTTACCTAGTGCTCTAGCAATACTATCCACCATTGGGGCCTGGGCCGCTGCACTACCAGCTGCCATAGGCTTATTTGCACCCTGATATCCTAGTGCTGACCTGAGGTCTTTGACATCCGCTCCGCCACTATTGAGTCTTAGATTTTCTCTGCCAGGCAAGTACATTACAGCATTTGTGTATCCAGCAACTCTTGCAGGTGTCGCTGGCCTTTGTCCTCTAGTTGTAGTAGCCTTTGTTTCTTCAGCCTTTAGGCCTTGCTCGTACCCTGGAATCTTGCCACTAATCATCTGGTTAATTACAGGGGCATACCTCTTAGCCATGTCTGCTGGAATAACAGCTTCTCCTGGAGAAAGCATAGCTGGAACAACATCTCCAGCACCTCTAGGTCCTGGAACCGAAACAACACCTGCAGCATACTTCTTGGTTCCGCCAGCACCACCTCGTGCTACCGCACTTCCCTGGAAAGTTCTTTGAGCAGCAACAGCTCTACTATATGCTGCTGTCAGCCTGTCAACGGCAGTTGCCTCAGCACTAAATGTTTGTATCAGGGTTGCGTGTGACTGATTAAGTGAGGATGCAACAGCGGCTGCTTCTATTTGCTGTTGAGTCATATACTCTGTAGAAAGCCCAAGCCCCTTGCTTTGACCAGTTATCCTTTGATAAAATATGCCAAGGTTGGCGAACATCTTAATTAGGTTTGCTACACCGTTAGCTAACAAACCAAATGACATCAGGGCTACTGGACCAATAGCACCAAGAACGGCTGCCATAACTACAACGAACTGTTTGGCACCATCGCCCATTTCGTTAAACTTATTAAGAATTTTAGTTCCAAACTCAACCAGCGGGGTAACTGCTTTGAGGAATGCCTCTCCCAAAGGTGCCAGGGTTGCTTTGAAGTCTTCTAGGCTCTTATTAAACTTATAAGCTACAGAGTCTTCAACCCTGCTCATTTCTCGATCTGCTAGAATGCCAAGCTCTTGCACTGAATTACCAGTTAGCTGTAGCACCTTGTTTGCTTGGCTTCCACTATCTACAATGTTGTTAAACATTGTGGACATTCTCGCAAACTGGAACTTACCGAACAACTGTTCGATAGCTCTTGATTTTTGTAGTGGGTCTAGTGTATCTAGAGCTTGGGCAAGAGCCATTACTGTTCCGCGTAGATTGCCAGCATTTGCTTCTACAATACCAACAACATCAATTCCAAGATTTGCCAGCCTCTTCCTTGCCTCTTCAGTCGGATTAATTAAGCGACCGAGGGACGACTTCAGGGCGTTAGCACCTTGGCTAGCCGAGATGCCTCCTTCTCGCATGGCGGTCAGGAAGAAGGCGAGGTCTTCTACGTCTCCACCCAAAGCTTTAACAACAGAACCAGCTTTTGGAATAGCTTCGTTAAAGTCTTCAATGGATAGGATGGTTTGGTTTTCTGCAGCATTTAGAAAGTTAACTTTATCTGCCAGCTCATCTACAGAAACACCAAAAGCATTAGTTAGCGAGATTGTGGTGTCTAGTGCTTCTTCCTGCTCCAATCCGCCCAAAACAGAAAGCCTTGTAGCCTGACGAACCTGAGCATCTAGGGCATCACCCATGTTTCCCATCTGGGCTACCCTAGCTGCCAAGCCAACCGTCTTTTCTACGGCAATGCCATACTTAGTAAACTCTGAGGCCAGCTCTCTAACATTTTCTAGTGCTCTTTCAGTTTGACCAGTAGTAGTGAACATGTCACCATAGACACGTCTAAACTTAATAGCTTGCTCTTCTAGCTTTTGGAATTCTCTAGCAGCAGCAGTACCAAAAATTGCTAGTGGAATTGTAAAACCAACCATAAGCTGTCTACCAGCCCACTGGGTGTTCTTACCAAAGTTTAGAAGATTTGTAGAACCTTGCTTTAGTACCTGGTTGAATAGCTGCTGCTTTTGAGCAGCCATCATAGTTCTTGTAGACAAGCTCTCCATGTCAAGGGCGAGTGGTCTTACTTTAATTGCTTGCAGTGCACCATTAGCATCTCTACCCATGCTAATGTATTGTGTTTGTAGGTCTTTTACTCTTTCAGTTGCAACACGATTAATTGTGTCAAACTCTCTGGTAAAAAGCTTTCCGAAAGTCTTAGTGGATGCCCCAGCGTACTTGAAGTACTGGCCCATTGAGAATTTATTTCTCTCAAGGGAGTTTGTAAAGCTCTCGGTGCTGGAGCTGATCTGAGTCATTCTGGCAGAAAACTTGCCAGTCTCATTAATATTATTTATAAGCCCCTGACGCATTCGCAGGGACTCGGCGGCGACGTTAGCACCGCCCTTTGCCATGAGAGTGTGGAAGACTGATATCTCTCGCTGCAGCTGTCGAATAGCTGCGAGGGCTTGGGTAGTATCAATACCTATGCCAATATTGGCCTGAGCATCAGCCATCCACAAACTCCTTGTTTGTTAACTAGTTCATAAGATTGGCGACTTCACCAAGCTTTACGCCCGAAGCCTCCTCGACAATTTTATAGACAGTGGGGAGATCAATATTCTCTTCCAATGCCTTGACATCTTTTGCTAGCTCAGGGTTGTATTGCTGCATGGCAATTTGAACACATTCCATGAGTAGGTTCATAGACTTGTCGTTGTCATTCGCTACGTTAGCAATACCCTCAAACTTTTTCATAAATGGACGAAGCAGTGAAATCTTTAGGGGACGCACACTAATCTTTGTTCCATCAATGAGAGTAAGTTCCTTCTCTTCATTTACAGTAGCCATTTATTTCCTTCCATATACGTATATAAACGGTATCTCAATTATAACACAATGCAATACTATTTTTTGGTTAAATCCTCGTAGCCTAGGCCCATTCCCAAGCCAAATCCAGCCTGTGCGGCCTTCGTACCCTGGAAGGATGTAATGTCATTTGGATCGGAAGTTTTGCCCTTGCTGAATACTCTAGCTTTCATGGCCTCCCATTCGTTCTGTGAGGCCTTTCCAGATTGCTTATCTAAATCTACCCCCTGAATTGCAGCTAAGAATTTCTTTTCTTGATAGTCTAAATCTCTTTTAGAAGATAATGTTGCAACTAATTCTGGCATAGATAATGATGTTTCTAGATCTTCGTAGTCTTTCCAAATGCCCAATAAAAATAACTCTGCCTCTAGCTCAGCTAGGTCTAGCTCATCCCAGGTGCTAGCCTTACTATCTTCTGCTTGTTTTTTAACAGAATCCTCTGATTTTTCATTAATTTTAATTCCTGCAGCAAGATCTAAAATTTTATAAACGTTTGGCATATCTACTTGATCTTCGAACTCTTCGATTGTTTGTATTAGAGGGTACTGTGATTTAAGAGCTATCATTGCACAGTATGAAAGAATATTTATAGAGTCTTCATCGTTTTTAGAAATGTCCAACAGTTCAAAGGCGGACATGAACTCCCTCAGGTATTTTATCTTTAGTGGCTTTATATATATTTCTGTGCCGTCAACGAGTTTAATATACCCCGCATCGTAAACTGTAGTTGCCATCTAATAAGTATACCAAAAGAGTAAAGCCCAGGAGTAAATATCTCCTGGGCTTTACTTTGGATTAAACCTAGCTGGAAAGTCCGCCAGCTGGAATAATGCGGTCTACAATCTTACCATAAGATGCTACGTCGTTTGGCAGAAGACGGAAGGAGACCTCGAACATCGAAGGCTCGTCACGCTTTGCAGAAACGGTAACATTCTCAATGGAAAGAGCACGGTATGCAACGTAGACACGTTCGATCTCGTCACCAATTGCACAGTCACCAGTACCAGGACCAACTGCAACCAAACCACGCTCGACGGGGCACTCACCAATGTCACCAGCGGACATGTTTAGAGTGTCGTTTCCGTCTACAGAAGTTAGGTCTGAGTCAGTACCAGCAATAGCGAACAATAGGTTTTCGAGTGTGGCCTCGGCAAATGCGGTGTTTAGGTTAACCTGCATGCCCTGCTTATAAAGCTTGGCTACGTCAAGAACCTGGTCTACCTGTACTTCACCGAAGTCTGGCTGGAATACAACTTCCAAACCATTCATCGTGTATCCAACATTACGGAATGACGAGGTATCGCTTAGAGTGTCTCTAAATGATACGTTGTCAACGTAATCTGGAAGGTCTACATCACTAAGCTCACCCTGTTCGTATGTGAACAGAGCTGCAGCACCAACGATAATGTTAGCACTTGTACCACGTGTGTATGCCATATTGTTTCACCTCTTCTTTCTTAAGAAATTAGCAGGCTTCGTTTCCTCAGTTACAATTATACTAGCTTTTTATAACTTTACGAAGAATGCCATTCGTAGTCAATAATGATCTTATTGCCAGCCCAGGTTCTAGCTGTTCCAAAATCGATAATGTCTCTGGACTCTTCTAGCTGAAAAATCTTAATTTCATGAAAATATGGTAGCAAAAATGATTCTCCAGCAAATTTAACCACATCATGTGTTTCTTCTAATCCAGTAACAATGTCAACGCCTGTCTCCTGAATCTTGCCTCCCTCTACCCACTTATCATAAATCCAAGCATTAAGATCCTGTGCAGACTCGTCCCCTCTGTCCAAGAGGTCTTGAGTGAGCTGCTGGGTTCTGTATAAGTCTGCAATGTTATCACTAGTCCTATAAAGGTAATACATAATTTGCTCACACTTAATATGTGGAAAAGGTTTTCTACGCATTTTAAACATGCGGTCGTATACGGCAAAAGCACCATCTGGGAATTGTTCCGTCAGGTCATCGATGTTTGTTGGTGATGTAGGAATGAAAGGCATATTAAAGTTAAGATACAGACCAATCTTATCCTGCAGATAGTGATTAATAAAAACCTGTGGTGCGTGAATAGCAGTCATTACATACCAACCTTTCCAGCAATCCAGCGGTAGCCAACTTGATTACCATATGCCTTACCCAGAGACTTGCCCCTGCCAAATCCTTGGACAAATGCAGTAGTGTTTCTTATTCTCTGGTCTAGGCCACTAGTTACCATAAATGATTGCGTAAAATATCTTTCGAAAAACTCTCGGAAAACTTTTTCAAAGGCTCCGACAACTTGCTTACCTCCAGGGTTTTCAATAGTTACGGGCTGCCTAGTAAAAACCTGTTCTCCGTTGTCTTCAAAGACTAGCACCTCAGATGATCTTGGAGACACTGTCACGGAAATGCCTCTTTCCATTACGGTAGCTTTATTATAAAACGGCACCTTTGATCCGTTCTTTACAGTAGTAGACTGCCTAAAGGTTGCATTCATAGACAGGGATCCTGCAGCAGCACTGTAATTGATATCAAAAAGCCTAGCCTCTGGGCTACCAGTTTGGTACCATTCATAGACGTGGTGTAAAAGATCTGGGCTTACCCTAGCACTCGCATCCAAGTATTGCTCAAGAATTTCCTTGGTCTTAATGCCAACTTCTTTGAGCAGCTCAACCTTGCCTCGCTTTGCTCCTTCTAGAAAGCCAACAGAGTAGTTCATAAGGTTATTCATTTCCTTCATAAACTGTTTGTCATTAATCCTTGGGGCAATCATTATACCGTTGTCCCCTGATTCTCTGATCTTCTTAAAATAACCTTGTAGTACTCAATCTTTCCAAATGGGTTGCTGAATGGCTGTATAGTTGCAATTTCAAAGATGGTCGACTTTCCTTTACGTGGCCCAGCAGTCTCTATATAAATCTCATTACCAGCACTGTCTGTAATGTTTGAGATTACCACGTTAGTTACAGAGTTTTGCTCATTCAAAGAAGAGATTCTAAGGTCCTGCCTAGCCCTACCCAGTAGCAATGAGTCTTGGCTAATATCTACGTTGGGGTTAACTTCTTCTTTAATTGCTGTGCCAGCTGGTGCAAAGCTGCAAGCAAACTTACGATCTAGCTTCCAAGTTTTGGTAACGTTACCATATGCAGACTGCTCTACGTCTGGGTAAAACACCTCTGCTTGCATTGGAAACATGAAGTCGTTTGCATCGCATTCCATTACAACACCTCAATAGTTCTTATAGACTTGTAATACTTGGAAAGTATTTTATCTACAATAATGTTCCCTGTCCCCTCAAACATTTCTCTTGAAAACTTAATCTTAAACTGATCAGTATTATAGTCTGTGATATACCTGCTGTAATACTCTAGCCTTCCGCAGGAAATATCTTCTACGATAAGCTCTGTTGCTCTAACAATGTCAGATGGTATCGCTGGGTATCCTACTTCTAGCAAGACAGAGTAATCGAATCCTTGTGGGAAACCGTGATACCCAAAAGTCATATCTAGCAGGTCGGACTCTGCCTGTGGCAAAATATTTGGCTTCTGCTCTGCAAAGTTTACCTCTTCAGAGTAGTCCATCATAATTGCTGTTTTATCTCCAGAAATTCTATACTTTGGGCTGTACGAGTCTGGGTTTTCTGCATCAAAGACTAGGACATTATTCTCATAAAGCTTTAGTAGCTTTTTTGCATCGTCCCAGATTGGCAAGTAGTCTGATCCAAGGCCAACTCTTTGTACCAGCTTTTTCTTGTAATAAAAACCTTCTGTAATAACAGAATCAATAATTGCTCTAGCAATTTCTTCATTACGTGCATATTCTTCAATTTCAGATGCCACGCTAAATTTTGACGTAGCATCCACATAGGGCCTGACAACATCGAAGTTATACTCTTGACCATCTACAGTGACTTCATATGAGCCGTCGTATCTTGTAGGAAAGTCTAAAGTAAGGTTACCGTCTGCATCAGAGGTTTCTGAGCCAGTCCTCACAGAGTGGTCGGAAAGATCTACAATCTTGTACTCATACTCTGTATTTGGGGATGTCACTGCAACCGTAGTTGTTGGTACGGTGTGAGGGACTCTGGCTATTTCCATTTTATGCTCCGTATTCTCTTGCCACTTCTTCTGGCGTTGCTAGACGAATGTGTGATCTCGTTACCCATTTATCTGCCTGAGCCTTCGTCACAATGTTGTACCCCTTTTCTACCTTGCCAACACCTTCCCAAACTACATTCTTGGTTGAGTGAATAGCTACAGTAGCCTTTCTCTGAGCTGCTGGTGCTGATGTTTCTTTTGGTGCAGTTACTGGAATGTTAGATCCAATAATATCATCAGACAGCTGCTTCTTAGCAGTAGTTGGCTTTTTCTTTGCTGCCGCCTTTGGTTCTGGCGAAGCAATAATGCCTTCTTTTGCCGTGCTTGTCTTCTTTTTTGTGTTTGACATGCTTGTGCCTCCTATCTAATATTATACCAGATTAAAACAATAAAATAAAGGGCAGGGACCGAAGTCCCTGCCCCTCATTTATGGTTGACTATGGATTAGGAGTCAGCTGCTGCGTCAGCGTATGATACAGCATCCTCTTCCTCCCACTGAATACCGAAACGTACGAATACGGTGTACTCAATGGTGTCCTTCTTAGCAACGTACTCACGGTTTACTGTGATGTCACGCTGGAAGCCCCATACACGGTTAGCTGGGAATGTAAGGTCTACATATCCAGCTGGGTAGTAAGGTACTTCCTGAACTTCGATACCCAGAACGCGAGTTGAACGTGCAGTACCCAGAGTCTGGGCCTGTCCGTCAAGGTAAGCCTGACGGTTACGCTCGGTTCCAGCTGGTGTACCAGCAAATGCCTCAGCAATAGCGTCAGCAAGTGTACCGTTGTTCTTTACAATGCCCTGGAATGCATCAGTACCAGCGTAGAACTTAAGGTTATTCTTAAGTGCACGGTACTTACGTGGCATAGCAAGGAGCAGTCCCTGCATAACCTCTGTAGTCCAGGCGTTGTCTGTGACAGTAGTAACGTACTCGTGTGCGTCACCGTTTGTCTTGACTCTGTTGACGAATCCGTCCATGATGGACAAGAAGTCTCCAGTAGAACCATCGCCATTAATGGCTAGGTCCTCAATGTCATTAGCGAATGCATTGGTCATTAGGCGTACTAGGTGGTCTTCAAGGGCAGCACCCTCGACACCATCTTCTAGGGCCTCAGCTGAGACCTCCCAGTCGAGACGAATCTTCTTTGTAGTCAATTCGACCTTGCTGAAAGTTGCTCCAGTATTGTTATAGTTACCAATACCCTGTGCAGCCGCACGAATTACACGCTCACCAACGTTAACTTTTTCAAGTTCCATTGAGTTTGCACGCATAGTTACGCGACGACCATCCTTGGCGAGAACTGTGCCATCCCACACGTAGTCAATAAAACGACGTGCTTGCTCGGGACGGAGAATACCACTAGCCGCATCACCCGAAGGGTTAACTGCGTTTGGACCAGTAGTTACACCGAACTCGGCGTTAGGAATGTTACCAAGTGTGTCAGCACCAGGGTCAGTTACTCCTCCAATTCCACCAGATGCAAATGCACCTTGTGCTTGGAAGTTACCTGGAGTGGTGCCACCAAGCTCACCAGCCTCACCAGGCTGGTTTTTCTTGATCTCTTCCGACATATGTCACCTCCTAAGTGATTTTACTTATTTAAATAAGTCGGCAGTTTTGAGGAAACGACCGCCCCATAGGGATTTTTCAACCAATTCAGGTTGTTCCTGCACGATCTCGCCAAGATCGCCAGATTTGCGGAAAGCGGTATCTTGCTCTACAGCATCTACCCTCTTTCCAAACTCATCAAACTGGCCCTTTGTTTCTGAAATTTCCTGCTTGGCTGCAGAAACTTCCTCGGATACGCCAGTAATTGATTTCTTTAGTGCATCTACCTCGGCATGTAGTGCCTTAACGGTATCTGCAAGATCGCTAAAGGCTGATGTAATTGTGTCTTTGATTTCGGCAACTGCATCAACAGCAACGTCATCTGACTTCGACACCTCAGCAGCCTCTTCGACAACCTCGTCAGCCTTTTCGACTGCTTCGGCCTCATCAGTAGCCTCGGCCTCTTCGACCTCGACCTCTGCTTCAGCATCGTCGGCCTTCTCTACCTCAACCTCTTCATCGGCCTTGGTTTCGACGGCAACTTCGCTTTCAGCTGCGGCATCTGCCTCTGGAGCGACCTCATCTGATTTTTCTACTACCTCGTCAACAACGTCAACGAGTTCTGTGGTTTCATCAGTCATAGGACTAACCTCCTTTGTTATCTCAGTTCCAATGCCTTTAGCACTATCAACCAAGAACTTTATTAAATCTTTCTTATCTTCATCATTCTTTTCAACAAAACCAATGTTCTTCATGCTCACTCCAGTTGTTGGGCTAACAACTTCTTCATCGGAGGATAGCATTACTAGTCCGTTATCTGCATCCCAGAAAACGTTTTCAATCTCTGCTTCCATAGACTCTCCCTTAAGAACGTCAACGCCGTCTACCTTTTCTACAGAAAGAATGCTGGCAAACTGATTAGCTGGATTATCCACAAGGGATAGCTCTACTAGGTCGTATTCTTTAATTACCCTAATCTGCAGATCTGCTTTCTCATCGTATGCGTCGTCCCACTTATTCATTCTACCACCAATTGAGAAACCTGTGTAAGTTCCGTCAATTACCTTCTCCCAAGTGTTCTGAGCACCTTTAGAAATGTACGCGGAAACATAGACACCAGAGTAGAATTTCTTGGTCTCGGGATCAAAATACTTGTCCTCTTTGAAGGAGACCATCTTGCCTACTGCAGAAGGCTGGTGCATTTCGCGTATGTTCCCGCGAAACTTAGAAAATGCCTTCATGGAGGCATCTGTGGTTACGATATCGTTTTGCTTGTCAATGTTATCAAGCGTGGCAAAGCCAGAGACAATACGTCTCTGAACGTCAACTTTACTGAAGGGCATTGAAAGACGAACAGCGTCGCCTTCCGTATCCCAGTGTGCCTTAAACATAGTCATACTAGATCCATTATACAATACTTTTTATCAAATTGTTAAAAAAACGATATAATTAAAGTTTTCGTTAACTAGATGATCTTCCCTCTCCCTGTGCATTTCTGCCAGAGATAGTTGCTGGGCTATCAGACTGATTGTTTGCTCTCTCGGCATCTCTCTGTCTGTTACCTGCTGAGTTTGCCCTTGCGTCAGTTGCCTGTCTTGGGGACATTACAAATGGGTCATCGCCATCTGGTCTTTGCGGCAATCCCAATGCTTCTCTTGCCTCATTAGGAACCATAATCTGGTTCTTAACGTAACGCTCAAGAATTTGCGACTGTGCAATTTCATCTGTTAGAGTTAGCTCATTAAACTTAAACTCTAAGACATCTGTTTCTTCTTTAATGATTTTGTTAATCATCTTAGCTAGGTTATTTTGTGCTGGTCTAGATACCTGCTCTTTAAATGTCCTATCCTGAGATAGAGCATTAGCGATAGAGGTTGTATCCCCGCCACCAATTTTTGATAGCGGAACTTGGTGAGCAATCAGAATGTCGTCTCGGTTTTGTTTACGATACTCTTTGAATGATGCCTCCTGAACTCCATTTTCAATTGGCTCCATCTTAAACTCTACCTTGCTATTATCGCTATCTCCAGGTAGTGGGATATATAGAGTGCGGTGGTTCTGCCCCTTAAGGCTGCTCTGCAAGAACCTAAACATCTTGTCTTCTGCGTCAGCTGACAGCTGTGCCCCCTTAAGAGTTACTACATATCGTGGGACACCCTTGTTTCCAAAGTAGTCAATGTTGTACTGAGATGCTAGCTGATCTCCGTGAAGCGATGTAATAGCAGACATGATATCTGGTACACCATAAAATGTATTTAGTGGTGAGTATTCTTTATAGTGAACAATTTCATTAGGCCTTGGGTCAGTTGTAATTGGGTTCTTGTTCGTTGCCCCGAAGTTTCGGAAGTAAACAACCTTGTTGCCAATAATCTGGACATAGCCATCTCGAAGTCTACGAGCACGCATTGTCGTTGCTGGAATGTGTCCAATATAACCAATCTTGCCCTTAGTAGTTCTACCAATTTCAAGATAGCCATTTCCAGTTGCCTGCACATCTGTGTAAAACTTAGTCAAGGTGTGGGTAAAAGACTCTTCGTCATTTAAGTTTTCAAGCCAGTCTCGCATCTCGATCTTTAGTCGTTCAATTCTGTTTCTTGCTCTTTCTACTGCAGCCTTATCTCCATTAGACTCTAGCCTTGCCATTGTTCTTGGAGAAATTTCAAGGTCGTAGCCCAGGCCCACAATATTTTCAACCTTGGCATCGATAGCTGCGTGGTTAGCAAAAGAAGTGTCGTAGTAGTTGGCAAGCTCATATAGATTCCAGGGAGGTGTAATTACGTCAAACATGCCGTAGCCATTACGGAAGACCTGCCCTGGATTAATTTCTTTAGACTTTGCATCATCTAGGCCAGATGCCACAGCAAGAGCACTGCTCATGTATTGCTGGCTGGGGTCGTTTGCCAGAGAGTTGTCTGTTCTTGTCTCGTAGCCGTACGCCATATTTTTGGCAAGCCTAGTAGCCCTACGCTTAAAGTTTGTGTCTAAACCATTGAGGCCTTTAATATCGTCCCACGATTTGTTAAATGGGTCCTGGTTTTTAAAAACATCTGGTGTGTCCACAATGTCATCGATTCGGGCTCCCACTGTCCACTGCTCTGCCATTATCCCTCGTCTCCGTAAGCTTCTAGAGTATTCTTAGCTGCAATAACTGCACCAAGGTCATTCATGCTTGGAATAAGGCCCTGATTCATTCTGTCAAGCTGCTCGCTGTGCTCTTCTTCAGAGATCTTACGCATGTTTGGGTAGAACTTTGCGGTTCCTTCTGGGCACCCCCAATATCTAGCAGCATTTTCTAGTTCTTGAACTCTAGTAAGGTCGCCCTTCATGGCTTCGATAGACAGGGCATTTCCATTTCCGTCAGTAAATGCTTTTCCGTTGGCCTTGTGCCATACGTAAGTTCCAAAATTAGAGAAGTTTTCTTCTATAACCTGGACCTTCGTGTCACCGACTTGACCAGGAAAGCGTGGTTTTTTGTTTTCCATAGCCACTAGTATACCACATTATACTGGAGTACTGGAAGAAGTGGACCAAGAAATATCTTTTAGGACAGAAGATTCGTAGCCAGATAGCCTAAGGCTAGACTCTGAGTCTACAATTACGCTGGCTGTTCCAGTATATTGACGATAGACATTTGCTGCATCTGGAACTGTTGGATCTGTCTCTGCCAAAAACAGAACTTCTTGCCAACTAAATCCATCAGAAACCTCGTATACCTCCCCCTCTAGTGTCTGATCCTTTCCAGACCAATAGCTCCAATCTAGTGGGTTATCAATTCCAGACCTAACTGCCGACCACTTACGGTATGCAAATCGTTGAACTTCGTCTAGCTGAGTAGTTTGATAATACGAAATGTGATTAAACAAAGTAGGGCTAGTAATTCTTAATGCACCAGGATAGTAGTCGAAGGATAGCGGTTCATTAAAGGATACGGAGAGAGCCGTCCAAGCATTAAGATTTAGTATTGGACGCTTTACTACCTTACCATCTATATGATAAACGACTCCAGAGACTAGTCTACTAGTGGACTGATCAATTGCATAAATCTGCCCCCTTTGTCTGGTATTAGAGTCTGCTACTAAGAAAAATTGAATAAGAGATTCTCCAGATTGTATTTCAAATAAATGCTTTGGTGCTGTTGCAAAATCCTCTTCTGAATACCTCATAAATAACTGAAACATATTAACCCTAAAAAAGCTAGACTTTGTAGAATTAATTGGTATGCTTAACCCATTTCTATCTGAGGCAGAATACTCGCCCCTCATTCTAACCCCACTATTTTTTGTTAAATATAAATATGGCTGCTGCCTTTTTTGAATTGTGTATGGATCTACATTTTTATACTCAAAATATTGGCCTGATTTTCTAAATGGAATAATTGGTGTGCCAAACCTTGTATTAATTTTATTAGGAGACTGGCCTAGTGCTTGAGAAGCTAGTTCAAGAGATGTGATAGATAGATTATCTGATGCTACGCCGCCAGACTGAAATTCCATAGAAATAACAATAGCCAAGCTATTAATTGATGCTCCGATAGGTAGCTTAATCACTGAGTCATTCAGCACTTCATATCTTGTAGTTAGCCAGTCTTCTCCAGGAGACACCACACTTGTTTTAGATAATGGTAATGTTTTTGTAAAATAATTAGGATCGGCATTGGCCCCGTCAGCAAGGTATTGAAAAGATACATATGTTTTAATTGGTAAGCCAGAGGTATCATACGAGTCTTCAGCGAACCTACTTAGTTTTATGTAATCGACGTTAAACTGCAGAAAGTCAAGAGCAAAGAGCTTGTTCCCCTGGTAATCTTCTACATAGGAACCAAAGTAACTAAGCGGAAGATAGTCTTCCCAATATGAATCTACAGCGACATCTAACATAAACTTTGAGATTGGCCTAGTGGCTACTAGCGTATAGGTAGCAATATGGGTTTCTTTATTAGAAGAAGCTATCTGTCCGTCAGAATAGTCTGTCGGAACGCCAAGTTCATTAAAAAGATTAATTGCTTTTTGTAGATTTCTTGTGCCACAGAAACCAACACGCAAGATCTTGCCACTAAAGGTATTGCTAAAGCTTTCGTTTCCGCCAATGTAAAGTTTTGCGGATTGGATTGTTTGTAAAAATGTAGAAACTTCTGAAGAAAAAGACTCTGAGGCTGCTGAAATATCTATGCCAACTAAAAACCTATCTCCAACAATATTTCCAGATGCTTCATAAAAAATATCCTCGACTGTTTGGTTTTCATCATTAAGATAGGACAGACTATAAAATATTTTTGAATCTTTTAAATAAATATCTAATGAAGAGTTACTTAGATCATTTTTAAATCTTAATAGCATTTGCTTAGACATGTTGTCGGAAGGAGTTTCAAACACTGCATAAAATGCTGACATAGACTCTTTCAAAAAGCCCAGGTTATCAAAATATAAATATGCACCTTCGTCGGACCAATCACTGTTGGGTCTTAGGCTAAAGTATTTATCTAACTCACTAAAGTTATCAGTATTAGCCTCTACCCACTCGTTATATGTTTTAGAGCTTAAATATAAATCTGGGCTTGTGTAAGAAGGCAGAGATAGAGACGATGTAGAAACCTGTAGATTATCTGAATACCCAGATGACCACCGATTAGTCTGTGGATATAGTACATTTTTATCGTAGTTAGACATAGAGTAGTCTACCGACACAACTGTACTATTGTCTAGGCCCTGCAGCGATAGCGGGAAGTCAACTCCTTGACCATATACAAATCTGCGTTTTTGTACAATTGCTGGAACCTCATATGGATAAACTGCTACCGCTTCAATTTGAACTATTGGCACATCGTCATATGCATAAAAACCAAGCCAGTCCATACTATTGCCGTCAGCGAACTCGTCGGGATAGGAGACTAGGTTTTGGTCAAGCTCTAGGGAGATAACCTCTTCTCCGTTTATAAGAAGTGAGGCAAAGTTATACCTTAGCCTGATAGAAAGTAGCATTGGCCTGCCCCACTCTTTTACTGAATGTGATCCAACGTAATCTCCAACTTTTAGTTTTAAAAGATGCTTGTCCACATAAATACCATCATCGGATCCTATTGGGCCAAAAATCCTATAAGGCTCTATAGCATTTGAGTGGATATTTGCCCAGAACTCTAAGGTTAGTGGCTTATATTTACCAGAATTGTTCAAAAAGCCTTCGCCAGGAACTATTAGAGATGGTTTGCCATTTTCATTTGGGGTAATTCTTGTACAATTATCAGAGCCAAAGACAAGTGGCACACCAGAATTTTTTGCATAAAGATTTGTTTCGGATGCTAGGTAATAACCAGATCTACCCTGAAGACCATAGGGGCGGGCCTCAACAGCCTTTGCATCAATTGGAATATCCGATGGTAGGTCTATTGCTGTAACCCCCAAAGACTCCGTATGGAACTCTTCTGACCATTGACCGATACTAATGCCATTAATAGCAATTTCATAAGACAGCTCTGTCTCTGTATAGAAAAATTCAATAATTGGTTTTATTTGCGAGACGTTTGGGGGAAGCGGGATCGTTTCTGCTACAAAAGCCCAGGCCCTATTGGCTGGAATATTTACAAGCCTAATTAACTCTACATCTTCTTGGGTTTCTGAATTCACATAAGCAAATCCAATCCTTGCCTGGACAGTTCTGTCGTAAGTAAAAGCATAAAACCCAATTGCAATAGACCCTAGTCCTAGATCAATCTTGCTATCTGAAATTACACCTGATGCTTCTATTGTGATCAGGCCCCCGTTGCCAGCAGCTTCAACAATTCCGCTAGCATACTCTTCATCAAATGGGAATGACGAAGGCACTTCAGAAAAGGCCAGGGAGTCTCTGGCGTTTACTATTGTTGCCCCCGAAACATTCCAGTTGGCCAAATTCTGATCTGCTTCTGAGGTAAGTCTAATATACCCAACCTGCTCATCCAATGCCCACATTGAAATTGGGTGCTCTCCAAAAACTTTAGTTGCATAAAGGTTTAGCGGCTTAGCCATCTTGTTCCTCTTGGCCTTCTACCTTTTTTCCAAAAGTGTGCCTGTAGAATCTTGGAGAATAGCTAAATCTTGGTGGGAAGTGAGGTGGGAAATGTGGAGGGAAATGTGGAGGGAAATGTGGAGGAAAGTGTGGCGGGAAATGCGGTGGGAAGTGTGGAGGGAAGTGTGGAGGAAAGTGTGGGGGGAAGTGCGGGGGGAAGTGGGGTGGGAAGTGTGGGAAGAACGGGAAGAACGGGAAGAACGGTGCAACGGTAGTAACTTGAGAAGAGTCGTCCGACCATGGGCCCCATCCTACTGAGTTACGTGCTCTAACCCTATACGTCTGAGATGTGTTTTCAACTTGTGGCACGGTTACACCGAGGGAAGTAGTTGTCCCCTCGTTTCCATCGCTGGCCTCCCAGCCGTACTCAATAATTTGAGATCCATTATCATTAACTGCTGACCACTTTACCGTGTCAAAAAGAATGTTTGGAGTAGCCGTTGGTTTAGCTGGCTTGTCTGGAACTTGTGGGTTAGAAAATCCTGTCGTTGGGGAGATTGGGTATGCAAAAATAACAACACCATTTTGACCTACAATTCCTGGATTCATTGCTTGGTCTGCAAATCCAGCCTTTTCGGCACGTGCACCAGCACCTCCTCCACCAGATCCAAATTCAGCTGGGGAGAAACCGTATATTCCAAAATTTGGAGAGACGCTAGTATTAAAGTCGCCACCGTCTCCGCCAATAGCGTAGGTAGCTGATGGCCCTCCTATGCTAGAAGATGCTCCTATGCCGCCCGATTGGCCACTGGCTGCGGCACCAGCACCACCGCCTCCACCTCCGATATTTCCAGTGCCTATGGCACCATTGTAACCTTGGGCTGGATTAGTTGCTGGAACATTTCCCTGCCCAACAGTAGTTGTTCGGAAATTTGATCCACCACCAGAGCCTCCATCAAGCCCTGCCCCACCCTGACCATTTCCGCCACCGCCGCCGCCCGCAGCTGCAATGCTAAGAGAAAGCTCTGAGGAGGTAATCGAAGATGCAGCACCACTAACACCCACATTACATGATGCCGATGTGCTTGGCTGGCCACCTGCTCCAACAATTACGGAAATTGATACAGAAGATGAATCAGTTGGTAGGGTAATAGTGCCAGATCGAAAACCTCCAGCTCCTCCGCCCGCTCCCGCCTCGGTTTCGTTATCTGCATCTCCACCAGATCCTCCTCCACCTATAACAAGATACTTAATTTCTTGATCAGCAGAGCCAGGCAGGGTTACCTCAAAGGTGCCGCTAGATGTAAAATAGTGAACGTTGTGCAAGACATTGTCTACCATAGCGGTAACAACAGTTCCGCCGATAGCCTGAGTTGGCCTATAGGAATCAGCAATGCCTCGGTAGCGGAGATGGTAAGCCATATAATAATTTTACCACAAAGTCTCTGGTATAATGTAGAAACTATGGTCAAAAATGCTATCGTTACCGTCTTAATTGGAAAAAGACATGGCAATATGGCCAAACTAACACATCCAACACAGATGTCCTATGCTCTTAGGCATGGCTTAGATTACATTGTCTATGATCATGAGCAGTACTATATCCACCACCCAGATGGCTCTACATCAAAACTTTTGTCTAACCAACCAGTAGTTAAAAAAACTAGTGGAGACTTTACGCAGCCATCATTTGGTGCATATAATAAACTTAACATAGTGGAGCTACTGGAGAATTATGAGAGAATACTCCACATTGATACAGACATTATTATTAGAGACGATGCCCCGAATCTATTTGACATGGTGCCAAATGATAAAATTGGAATCTTTAGCGAAGAAAATTTTTTTCACAAAGACGATAGGGCTGGCCTAATAAAAGATTGGTGCAAAAAGTACAATGTGGACATCAGCAAGTGGAGCGGAAAGTATTATAACACTGGTGTTTTTGTAATGTCTAGGGGGCACGAAGCAATGCTCAAATCCTCTAGCAATTTTTATGATGATAACTTTTATGAACAAACAGGAATAAATATTAATATTTTTACAAACAGCTTGCCAATATTTGAGCTGCCCTATTTGTTTAACAGAATGTCTTTTATGGACGAGCCTCTAAGGGAGTCGCGACACTCTTCATACTTTATACACTATGCTGGATCCTGGATGATGCTTAAAGAAGGTCACTCTGAAAGTGCTGACTTTTTGCTGAAACTAATAAAATATGATATAGAAAAGTGGAAGTCTGGATCACCAACACACGCCTATGACAAACTCATCAACTATATACCCAGAAATTACTGGATAAGAGATTAGCCAAAAAACATTACCAGGGCATATCTTTCCCCACTGGTAACTTCTTTAACTTCGTGAATGTGTTCAAGATCTCCCTGAAAGAATACCAACTTGCCTCTTTGTGGCTCAACGGTAAAATCTTGATTTGGAAAGTATAGCTCGCCGCCAGTAAAGTCAACCCCGTACTCCGATAGGTATAGCAGTGCAGAATACTCTAGGCTATCGCCTCTGCCATCGCCATCATATCTTGTGCCATCCATGTTATACATATCTGAGTGTGGGCCATTAAAAGACCCCTTAACAAGCTTAACCATGCCACCTTCAAATTTGTTTAGCGGTCCTACGCCATAATGTTTCTCAATTTCTTTTTTAGCAAGATAAATCCAATTATCCAAAATAAAGATAGCTTCTTTTTCACTATCAGTTTCGTGGCCTTCAAATCTAATATCATCTTTATTTTCAATTGGGACTGGCCTTAAAATTTCTCTACTAGTATGGACATCTTCATAAAATCCAGGACGCTCATCTACATGAATCAGCTTATGAGAATATTGGTTAATAACTTTGTTAATATATGGCAACAGGGTGAAGTTTTCAATCTGGTTTATCTTCATGAGAATATTATAGCATAGGGCATGTCATGATATAATTATCCAATGAACAAGGTAGAGTCTTCTTTGGTAAAACTTGGATATGAATATGAAGAGGCTATAAGCAATGACGGAAATCCAAGAAGCGAAATATACGTAATACGTAACTTTATTTCGGAGTCTGAAGTGCACGAAGTATTAAAAGTAATAGGAACTGCATCAGAAGATGACTGGGAAACACATTATATGCGTGGGGTAGAGGCCCTAGCTGAAAGAAAATACCAAAGGGCAGACATTGACAATCTTGTCAAAGAAGGCCTAATTGAAATAACTACGCACTGGATTGATAAAAATCTTGAACTCCCATATTATATTTCTGAACCACTCTCCGAAAGAATACAGGACATTTTTGATTTTGACCCCTCTATCAAGTTCCCTGGAATTGGCACGATTCAGCGTCAATATGAGGGGGCACCACTAATTGAGCATGTGGACAATCATTCTGACCCATCTATAGAATATGCAGTAATTATCTATATCAATGACGACTATGCGGATGGAGAGTTGGTCTTTCCAGAAATGGGTATTGAGCTCAAGCCAGCAGCAAAATCAGCCGTGATTTTTCCTAGTGGGGAGAGATACCTTCATGGGGTTAAGCCTCCTGGCAATGGTCCACTAAGATATGTTCTTCCATCTTTTGTAAGGAGACTATCCTAATGCAACAAATACTGCTTTCACTTTTTGATCTTGGAATAGAATACAAAGAGGTAGGGCCTAAAATTATTTTATTGGAAAATTTTATTAACCAAGATGAGGCTAACGATTTATGGAAAATTATTGATAGTGCTACCCAAGCTGATTGGGAAGAGGACTACCGAAATAGCCAGATACAGCTTGCCAAGGTTAAATATGGTAGAGAAGATTTAGATAATTTAATATCGGAGGGGCTGGTTGAGTACTCTGACTTTTGGTCAGACAATGCAATCGCTGTTCCCAAACAACATTCAGAAAAATTAAATAACCGTATAGATGAAATTTTTATGCAACTAAAAGGACTATATTTTACAGGCATCCATACAATACATAGACACTATGAAGGATCTGTGCTAGTAGAGCATGTAGATAGTGAAGGAGATCCGTACGTGCAATATGCAGTTATTGGGTATCTAAATGATGATTATTCTGAGGGAGAGCTTATCTTCCCAAACCTTGATATTGAACTTAAGCCCCCCAAGAACTCAATTCTCATTTTTCCAGATGGAGAACTGTACAGGCATGGCGTTAAGGCACCTGGCTTGGGGCCAATAAGGTACAGCCTGCCATCATTTGTAATTAATGAGTCTGGTCGTCTTGCTTATCAGAATCTGCTAGGATAGAATACAAGTCTTCTGGCTTTTGCTTTCCAAACGTACGCCCATTGTACTCACCATAGTCATGAGAGCTTTCAACATAGTCTAGTGCTGTTCTTTGCTCTTCAACCTTATTATCTAAAAAGTCTTTATCGTATACAGCATCTTTGTCATCCCAGAAGGCTAGAATAGTAAACCTGTCTCCACTATTAATTTTGCGGACACCGTGAAGAAACTCATGGCTTCCTTCAAAAACTACTAGGCTTGCTGCACCTGGAGCAATGTCGATATCATGCTGCGGAAAGTAAATCTCTCCGCCAGTATATGCATCATTTAGATATAGAATACAGGCATATTTATTCATTTGCCATGCATTTGGGGTACCGTCTAGCTCTGAGCTGTCTGAGTGTGGCTCTGCCCAAGAACCAGTAGGGTACTTGTGTCCGCTCATGGTTACATTCTTAACTTCAATCCCCAGCACTTCTTCAACCACTGTGTGCATCTTGTCGCGAATCTTCCCCATATCTTCTACAGAAATTTTTCCAGTAGACTTTGGCTCTCCTACGTTTACGCCAAGCACGCTAGGAAAGCAGATGGGGTTCCAGTTATCCTCGTCTTCTCCGTTACCTTCAAAAAACTCAATAACATCTAAGCAGTATTGCTGATCAAGGAAGTTCTTGACCTCAACAATTTTAGGGTGATGATATACCTTTTCCATGATCTCCTCAAATCTTGATACTATTATACCAAACTTTAATGGTCTACTCCAGCCCAATCATATGGGCTGTCTAGATCTTGCCAGTGCGATACTAATGCTAAACGCCTGCCCTCAAGCACCTTCTTAAACCCATGCTTAGATATATCGTTTTCTTCAAAAATATACAAATGGCCAGCTTCTAAACTAAACTCAATATCATAATTAGGAACAAAGACCTCCCCGCCAGAAAACTTATCATCTAGCACTACAATTGCAACAGCAATTGCTGCTGGGTGATTGTGTGGTGGTGCAGAAGAGCCAACCTTTGATCGATGACCTTTAAACTTAGAAAATGCCACCCGCTTTTGCAAGAAAAATTCTACGTGCTCTTTAACCTTTAAGTTTATATTAGGCAAAGTGTTTTCATCTGTATCATCTGTAAAAATAGGCTTCTTATCACTATCTGGGTTTAGTTTTTCCCAATACTCTCTAAAGCATACGGGAGACCAGCACTCATCACCGTCTTCTCGTTGGTTTAGCTCTAGGAATCTAATAATTTCTACAGCATCATTACTTGTAATAAAATCTTTAATATCTAATACAGGCAGCTTGTTTGCAAATCTAAGCTTGGCCTTTGTTCCATACCTAGACATAATTGTTCCAGCCTCTGGCCCATCATCTTCTCTCCACTGGTGTTCAGTAGCATCTGCTATTTCAGAGAACCTAGCTTGATCTATTTCGCTTTCATAATCCCAAAATGCAACAATAACATACCTTGGCCTTATGTGATCTATATCACCTGTGACTTGACGAACTCCGTGAAGATTTTCACCGCCTCCTTTAAAAACTAGCAAGGACTTTGCCACTGGCTTAATTTCAAAATTCTGATTGGGGAAATATAGTTCGCCGCCATCATAATCGTCATTAAGATATAAGAGTGTTGCCAAAGGGAAAACATCTGCATGTGGGGGAGCAGAAGCACCATGAATATACCTATGCATCACAACCTTTTTTAGCTTCATAGGCTTAAAGGTATATCTGTTTGCCGCATCCAAAAGCTTATGGAAGAATGCAGAAATACCATCCAGGGTGCTGGTATCTTCTGCTGTCTTATCTGAATTGGTATCTATACAATCTGGTGTTAATACAATATAGTTTTCGTCAACATTTGGAAAATGTTCTGCGTGTGTGTGATGAGCACAAGAAATATCTTCACTATCAATAAAACTAATAAATCCACGGACATCCTCATCAGAAGCAAAATCTGGGGCTTCGGCAACATTGTCTGTATGCATGACATACTCTCGATTGCCAAAGTAAGTTTCGTTTATCTTAGTGCCCATTAGAAGTCCCAAAAAGATACTATGGAGTATCGAGTACCAGAAGTAATCTCTGTTACTCCATGGATATTCTCTACGCCTCCACTAAAAATATACATAGACCCTGCATTAGGGTGAATATCAATTCCGTGATCTGGAAAGTATAGATTACCACCAGCATAATCGCTATTTAGGTATAGGATTCCCACATACTTTAGATTGTCAAATCCTTCTGTGGGGTTTCCATCAAAATCTGAGTTATCTGAGTGCGGGTTGGCCGATGAACCGACATCCCATTTTTGAGCATGAATAGATGTTGGAATCACATCCTTGTTATAGACTGTTGCCACTGCATGCTTAAGCTTGGCATTGATATCTTCAAAGATGCTGTCTGGCATACCGAAATGTGATGGCAAAACAGAGCCAGCTTGCAAGGGTGCACCACGGGATCCATTAAATGCAGTTTCTCCCCACCTATCTTCTTCTTTAAAATAAGTTACCAAAGATTCTGCTGTTGACTCTGTAATAAAGTGTGGAATCTCTAAGATTCTGTTGCGGTCTACGCCCAGCCTTCCTTTTCCATCTGTAATCTCTTCATCCTTAAAAAATACAAACGACTCTGGATCGAGCTCTGGTATCAGGTACGTGGTCTTATTATTAGTATCCATCTGGGTCCTCAATTTTCTTTTTCTTGTATCCAGAATTTACGACTCGTCTTTTTTCTAGCCAAAACCACAAATCCTTGCCATACTCTTCCATGTTTGCTCGCCATTCATCAGACCCCTCAGAAAGCAAGGAGTAGAATATGCTAACAAAGTATTTATCTCCACCAGTTACTCTATTAACTGAATGAAAATAGTAATAGTCCTGATCGAGCATGAAATCTGGATGTCCAGATGGGAAAACAACAAGGTCTCCAGCTTCTGGCCTATAGACCACACCACGAACATCTAAACTCTCGTCTGGACCAAACTGCTCTGGTCTTCTGAGGTATGGCCTAGATAATCTTTTTTCTAAATTAAAAACCATCTCTCCACCATTAAAATTATCATTAATATACATTGTGCATGTCACTACTGGCTTTAATCCAGGGGTATCTTGCATTGAAAAAGTATAGTCTGTGTGGTAGTTCATGTTAAACTCTGGGCTAGAAATATTCGGTGCTGGTAATGTGTGGTCATACTTGTAATAAGCTGGACCATCTGCATGCCAATCTAAAGAAAGATCGATGCCGTGATCTTCAGAGTAATGCTCGAATCCTCTTCGTGCAGCCTCTGTTATCATATCAACTAGCTCTAGCTCTCTTCTTTTTTTAGGATCTTCTTCTGTTTTCAATAGCCAGCCAGCATTATGGTTTGGCAAACCGTCTGCTAAGTTTGTACCCAAATCATTCCAGGTTTCCCACTGGTTATAATAAATAAAATCTTCTGGATTTTGTTCGGATTTAATTAGAACGTCAAGAAGGTCTTCCCACTTTGGCAGGAGGTTTTTATAAACTCTGATCAGTGGTGCTTCTGGTATATCATAGTATTCTAGATCTTCCATTAGTGAAGTCCGCACTCCTTATCGCTAGCCGCAGTTCTTGTCTTGAGCATTTGCAGCTCTTCGTGGGTTTTGACTCTGGCCTTTATACGCTCAAGCTCCATTGCTTCCCAAACCTCTGGGCCATATTTTTCTAGACCTGCATTCCACTCTGGCGTACCCTCAAACGGTATTAGATGATATGATCTGATAAAATACTTGTCATCTGGCTTTTCCTCAGACTTGCTTGTTCTACTTACACCATGAAAGTATGTGCTTTCTTCGGATAGGATATCTGGATGACCAGATGGGAAAACCAAGACATCGCCTGCCTGTGGCTTATACACATGAATTTCTTCGTCTTGGAGTGGCTCTTCCCCAAAAGAATCTTGCTGATGACCTAGGGCAAACCACATTTCTCCACCCTCATAGCTATCATTTAAATACATGGTACAGGTAATTGCAAACTTATCTCCTGGCTCATCGCCACGAATATAGTCATAGTCTGTGTGATACTTCATGCTTAGATAGTCTATTCTACAGTGCTCCATTTCGGAGTCATACTTGCAGATCGATGGGCCCATGGTTGTCCAGTTCTCTTCTCTGGTAACTCCATGGTATTGCATATAATGTTGTGTGGCATAGCGAAAAGCGTCGGTTAGCTCTTGAACTATAGCCTCTTCTTCTGCTTTACGATCCTGATCAACTAGTTCTGGATAAATTGGATTGTACTCAATACCGCCAATAGTTTCTCCAAAAACGAACCACTTATCCCACTTGTTAAAATAGTACGAAGATGCTCTATCTTTGCCAGACTCTTTAAGTATTTCTACAAGTCTTGCAGCATTTGGCAAAAGATTTTTATATATGTGAACTCTTGGATAAAACTCTTGAAATTCTACCTTGTCTAGCTCTTGTGAATCTACTGGATCAATTGCCCACGTGCCGCCCTTAATCTGACTTGGCATCAAACTCTCCTAGCTCAGTAATGGTCCAAAAGAACGGGCAAGTATATCTTTCTCCAGAAGTAATTTCTGTAATGCCGTGGATGTAGTGCATGTCTCCTGGGAAGAAGTGTGCAGCACCCCTCTTTGGCTTAAACTGAATCCCTTGGTTTGGAAAGTATAGCTCGCCACCCTCATAGTCATCATTAATATAGAACAGCCCAGCTAGGTCATACCACGGGAATGCATTTGGCTTGCCAGCATCATCTCCGATATGCAACTCTTTATCAGCATGCGGTATCTGGAATGTTCCTGGAGTCCATCTAACCATTGCAGGCTTTGTGGGGAAGCAGGTAACATTAAAAAACTCTTCAACAATTGGCTTAAGCCTTAGGACAATATTGGAGATAACGGAAAGCACTTCTGGATTTGCATCATAGATTGTATTCCATGTTGCTACTCGATCTTTCCAGTAGGAGGCATCATAGATTTGCACGCCCTCTTCATTCCACTGATCTTCTGTATAGTCCCAATGCGTATTGTTTCGAATAAAATTATTCAGAAAAATAAGCTCATTTTCTGTAAGAAAATCCTCAATCTCTACGATATTATCTGCAGATGTGCCAAAATATTTCGATGGAGTAATTGACTTGGGATCGTCTAAAAATCTATAAAATGGATCTTCCCAAAGTTCGTCTCCACTTTTGTACTCTCTTTTTGTATTATCCATGATAATATTTTATCACAAACTTGCTATTCATACTTTCTTCTTTGCCAAACTTCATTAAGATATACCCCGCCTTTGGGTGTGCGATATTTCTCAATGTTTGCCATATTGTCATTCCAAATCTTTTCATGATCTGGATATTCATAGTCTGACTTCCAGCTTTCTCTTTTAAAAGGAATAATCTGCAAGAATGGTGTGCCCTTTGGCAATACACCTTGGTAGTCTTTAGCAAGGAAAAAAGGAACTGTGCCAAATAGATTAACGTTATCGCTGTCTATGATTCCGCTAGTAGTTTGAAAAGGAAGCTCATATCTATTCATTGGTTGTATATACAATGCACTATATCCTGACGGAAGTTTTACTGCCCACTCTCCATACCAAGCAAAATGAAACTGATCATACCCCCATGGCACCTGGAATCCAGGCATAGGTGGTCTTTCTTGTACAAAGTTTGGGAATCTTTCATCTGTAATCTGTACATGAGGGATACCTTTATCGTCTCTAGTAAACACTAGGTCACATGGTGTTTTAAAGGCATAGCCAGTTTCTAAGCCATCATATACTACTGGGCATGACTTCCAGCTGTGGATGTTGTTGCCCTGTGGGTCTTTATAGTTATTTCCTGCTGGGTCCTTATAGTACCTTGGAGCTTGGCGATACCATTCTGGTATTGTTTTCCCAATAGGTCCTGGGTCTGTGTCATTATCATTTGGATCAACTGCATAGGAGTCAGCGATAAATGTAATCTTTTTACTGCTCATGCCTTACCCTCATTACAATCTTTTTAGATTCGTGCTTTCCATCTGGGTTGCCATTATGGTCTACTGCATCTCTATAAAAATGCGTCCATGTCCCAGCCATATTCAGCTCCATACTGACATCACCACGATCTCTCATCTTAGTCTTCCAAGTTTCGTCACGCATGTATGGTGGGTCTCCTGCTGTAACCGACAGCTCGTGCTCTTGAATACCCGCTGTTGAAATAGGGATGATTGCAGCAATTGGGGTGCCAGCTGGAATGGTAATTTCAATATTTGGCTCTGTTATCATCCATGCTATTGGAAGCTCTCCCTGCAAAACTGAGGGGCTAATAATAGTAGACATACACTGAGCACCCCTAATAAACTGATTTGGAACTGGCATTGTAAGTAAAGAAAGGTCTTCTTTATCTGGTGCGTCAAAGGTTATTCCAGTATAAAAACTAATTGTCCTGTTTCCTCTGCCTGGATGCGTATAGCTTTCACCCTTGAGTGTCTTTACGTGATCCGAAGTAGAATCGTTTACCCCATCCCAAATAAAAGTAATATCTTCTGGAAGTGATATCCCCCACCCAAGCCTGTTCGATAAAGAAACTGGAAAACACTGGTATGCATGTCTGTCAAAAGTGAAGTCCATCCAGTCTCTCTGTAGTGGAAGTTGGTCAATAGAGGCTATGCCTCTGCTATATGCATTAATCTGCAAAACTAATCGCCACTCTCTTCCATGAACTTTTCACTGTGAAACTTATTAGAATAATCTAGCATTGTCACAAGAGAATACTTTGTGCCATCAACTACTGGCATTGCACGGTGTGGGTACATATAGTTAGACGGAAAAATAAAGAGATCTCCAGCCTTTGGCTTATAGTGAACATTCTGAAGCCTAAAGAAGATTTCTCCACCAGTATAATTATCGTTAACATAACCAACCAATGACACTACGCAATTATAGCTATACCCGTGGTCTGTGTGCTCCTGGAAGTGTTGCCCTGGACCATACTTAATAAAGTTAATTGCCTCCCAATAACGCAACTCTCCAACATTGTGTCTTTTTGTGTAATCCTTTACTGCCTGAAGCTTTCTAAAATAAACATCTTCCCATAAAGACTGCAATTTTAAGGATGATTCTGATGTATCGTGCTCAATATCTGACTTTTTAAACTTGATATCAAAGCAGTCTCGATACTCTGGCATCGTCATACCATAGCCCACCATGGCCTTCTGATACTCAAAGCCATTATCTGGCTCCTGCATAACTTCTTCTAGCCTGTCAATAATCTTTATACTTTCTGGCAAAGCATCGTGGTAGACAAGAATTCCATTGCCAAGGTCTGTTATAGAACTCCACGTTTGCTCTTCAATGTTGTACCAGTTATGAAGCCTTTCTTCATGCTCAACCATTTCTTTAAGCTCTTCCATAATTCCTCACTAATATATCAGCTCTTGTTTTGCTTGGGTGTAGTCAAAATACTTTGCTCCGCCCCTATCGTTATAGTCTGTCATGACAACAATAGAATACTTCGTACCATCAATAATTGGCTCTGACTGGTGTTCATAAATAAAGGTAGACGGGAAAACCACAAGGTCGCCAACTTCTGGCTTTATTGTTAGGCCAAACCTAGGGAATGTAAGCTCTCCGCCAGTATAGTTATCGTTTAAGTATGCAACAGCAGATACAGTAGTTACATATGCTGGTCCGTGATCTGCGTGTACAGCAAAATGTTTTCCTGTTCCCTCATACTTTACATAGTTAAAAACTTCATAGTAATTCATACCTACCCCCCAGTATGTGCCATAGTCACTAACATGTGGGTGAATTTTATCAAAAGAGAGCTGGTGCACGGCATAGAGTTCTCTATTGCTGTCATTTTCTGGCCCAAAACATTTATGACCAATCTTAAAATCTACACAGTCTCTAGCATATGAGATCTTTTCATGCCCCTCAGTAACCAAAGCACCATTCCATGAATGCTCAGAGCCATTAGAAAGGTTTTTCTCCAGAGTACTAATGATGTATTCTACATCTTTTGGGCTAAAAACATTTTTGTAAACATTAATGCCTAGTGCTGGATTTTCTACTACAATGCCGCTGGACATTGTCCTCGTAGCCATCCTATTATGAGAAGTTTCTGACCTGTCTTTGGTCAGCCAAGGATTATTATGTTCTATACCCATACAAAAATTATACCATAACAAAAGGCCCGTCGCAATGGACGGGCCTTTTGTATTTAGTTATTTAGTTCTCATCTGTTTCGAACTTCTGTCCAAATCCGTGCCTGTAGAATCTTGGGAAGAACGGCGGGAAGTGTGGAGGGAAGTGCGGTGGGAAGTGAGGTGGGAAGTGCGGTGGGAAGTGCGGTGGGAAGTGTGGGGGGAAGTGCGGTGGGAAGTGTGGTGGGAAGTGTGGTGGGAAGTGTGGGAAGAATGGTGGGAAGTGCGGGAAGAATGGTGGGAAGTGTGGTGGGAAGTGTGGCGGGAAGTGTGGCGGGAAGTGTGGGAAGAATGGGAAGAATGGTGCAATCGTAGTGACGTTACCAGACCATGGAGACCATTCACCTAGACCATTAGCATTTTCTGCACGAACCCTATAGGCCTGTGAAGTATCTGCTTCCTGTGCAACAACAACAGAAAGATCTGTAGTTGATCCAGACTTTCCGTCATCAGACTCCCAGTAGTACATAGTGATTGCACTACCGCCATCGGCGGGGGCAATCCACTCTACTGTATCTGCATCAACACCAGCGGTTGCTGTAGGTGCAGCTGGTGTAGCTGGTACGGTTGTTACTGCAATATCAATAGAGTTGGACGAAGCAGAAGTTCCAGCAGCGTTAGATGCTGTAGCTGTAACAGTATATGTTACTCCAGACTGCAAGCCATTGACCGTGATCGGGCTTGTAGCACTTGACCCAGTGATTGTATCACCAGAGGTAGGTACTGCCGTTACATCGTATTGTGTGGCTTCTGGAGACCCTTCTGGAAGAGTAGCAGTAACAACAATTTGTCCGTTGTCGTAAGGAATATCTGTTCCAGTATTAGTAACAGAAATTGTTGGTGCTTTAGGCTCTAGAAAGTCATTCTGTTGTGATGACTTTCCACCTGCTTCTTTTCTAGCCAATTTTCTCTCCTATTTCCTATTAAGCCTTGAGGTCTCCGTAGACAACCCAGTTGTTAGCACCACGCTTGAGCAGTGTAGCTGATGACCACTGAGTACGAAGGATTAGACCTGGGGTAGCATTTACTGTAACTCCAGTGTCTCCTGCAATTGTAATTTCTCCAGCTCCAGTAGCAAAGATATCAATGGATGCTCCTACTGGCCAAGCTAGTGCTGCGTCTGTTGGAATTGTAAATGTTCCAGCAGTTGCCATGTTCATCTCAACAATGTTGTCCTTGTGGTCAAGTGTGTCAAGAGTGTAGCTTGCAGTCTTCTCAGAGAAAGTTGTGAGAGATGGTACGCCAGCAGCTGACTGCTCTGTTCCGTCAGGGAATACGACCTTCTCTACTGCTAGTGGAGCAAGAGCAAATGATGCGTCTGTAGTGTCAATAAAGACGGACTCATCTGGCTCTGGAGTATATCCATCAAAGAACTTGAATACACCATCAGTTGCGTCACGGAAGATACCTGCGTGTGCGTATCCAGATCCGTTTACAACGTCGTAGCGTCCAGCTGCCCAACCTAGGTCTGGGTTAGCGTGGGACTTGCCGCGAAGTTGCCCGCTATCTACATAGGTGTCTGTAACTGTGCTAGCAACTGTAATTGTGTTAGCTGTTACAGCGGTAACCTCTGAACCTTCTCCAGAGATGTCGAAGGAAGATGGGTTGGCACTAGAAACTGTAATGTAGTCTCCAACCTTAATGTCGTGGTCTGTTGAAGTGGTGTATACGACATTTGTACCATCTCCAGCAGCACCAGAGAGGTCAAACAGGCCAGCCTGGTTTAGGTAAATCATGTTGTCTCGTACAGATAGGTCAGAAGCACTGACTGTTACTGTCGTACCAGATACTGTTAGGTCTCCAGTGATTGTAACGTTACCACCGAAGGTAGCACCAGAAAGGTCTGCCTTGAGGTCGAGTGCTGACTGGGTAGCTGTAGAGACTGGCTTGTCAGCATCTGATGTGTTATC